CTATCATCAAAGATAAGGTTTCATAAACAGTCATAGCATCACCCCCTACTCTTTTGGAGTAGGAAAACCGATTACCGACTATCTCAAAAATTATTATAGCATAACTAAACATATTTTAAAATAACCGGGAAAATATAACCCGGTTATTTCTTTATGATAAGCAAAAAGCCCTCTCTGCTTAAACAGAAGGGCTTTTGTATAACGGATGGTGAAAGGATGAAGTACCTAACGCCAGCCAGCAAAAGAAAACGAGTCGGAGTTTGAGGTTATTGCGTGTTGTCAACAAAACAAGAGAAACTATATCTGCTTTCCTAAAAAAGTCAAACTGTTTCTTTAACTAAACCTGCACCTTTACTAAACTGTCGTTAGGTACAAATATATATTAGCACCACTTTTTTAGGTTTTCAATATCCTAAAGCAATACTATTTTTTCATAGATTAAAGGAAGCCACTAAAATCAGTGACTTCCTTTTTCATATAATAAGATCAGCAACCTTATTATTTTTGTAATGCTTTTTCACAGTTTTGTTTATTCAGTATTTCGTGGATCATCCGGTAACTTTTTCGCAGATCCCGTACTACAGTTTTTTCAGATAGCCCGAGACGGTCAGCTATTTCATAATTAAGCAAGTGCCGTATAAACCGCAGTTCCAGTATTTCCAGCTGGCGCGGGGTCAGCTTTACTTTCTCTATTACTTCCTGAAATTCTTCTTTGGTCGGTATATCGTCCAGTATATGACGAACTTTCAAGTTTGTACGGTTCATCGTTTCACCTGCTCGCTATTATTGCTCCTGCTACTGCTCCTCCGATAATTCCCCAGCCAAGCTTTTGGATCTGTTTTAGCCTACTTTTCTTTTGCTCCTGTTTTATTTGAGAGCTCAATGTCTCTAAGGATTTGTTTTGCTCTGCTATTGTCTTGTTGGAGTTCTTTAACAATTCCTGAACCTGTGTCAGCTCGTTCTTGCCCTTCTGATAGGATACGTTCTGCTCTTTGATTAGCTTCTGCAGCTCGTTCGAGTTCCTTTTCTGCTGCTCCAATATGTCCGACAGCTTTATCAAGCGACTTTCCGAGTTCTCGGTTATCTCCCATAACTCCATGAACTGTTCCCTGGACATCGTTATTGTTTCCGGTAGATCCTCCCGATTCGCCGCCGAACATATACCAGGCAATAACAGCAATAACAAGGACAGCAAAAATAATACTATACCGGTGATCATATATTTTCTCATACACGGTTAAACCTCCTGTTCCGTCTGCAGTTAATAATATAGTTTAAGAAAAAACCGCCTGCAAAACAAGAAGCGCCACAGCTCCAACTACGATTCCAAAAATACACGCTTTCCCGCATTGTTTATTACGGTATTTTTCAATACGGTTCTGAACGTTTACAGTGAAATCCTCAATATCTTCCGAAGCACTGCTGAGAAAATTTGTTAATCTGCCGATTTGTTCTAATAGCCATTCCATGATAAAACTCCTCCTTAATCAACAACTTCTAATAACATACTGTTTCCGTTATCCAGTATCCATCTTGATACTTCTTCACCGTCTGCGTTTTGCATCCTCAGGCATCCATATGTGGGAACCCAGCCCTGATATGGAGCAAACGGGTCAGCAAGGCCGCTGCCGCCACCGTGTATATCACGATATCTGGAATCACCGGTATGGATATAAAAAGTTCCATATGCTGCACCCTGTTCTGCCGCTAAATCCATCCCCGGGTAATCTGCGCTTACCGTATAGTTTCCATTAGGCAGGGATTCTCTCTCCTGCCCAGCACCATTATAGCCAGGTACAATAGCGCTGCGGCATTCATAATCTTTTATTACCTGGCCTAAATCATCCATTGTGTATAGTCTCTGTTTTGATCTTATGTACTGTAATTGCATTTTCTTCTACCTCCATTCTTTCTATAGCCATTTTCAGCGCTTCATCCTTGCGCCAATCACCGCCAAATTTTATTCGTAAAGGGTCTAAACAGTTACGCATAGCCTTTAATACCTGAACTGCTTCATCTACCGTTAAAATCATTATGCGGTCTTCTTTCGCGTTGTTTTTCGTCTTCGTCAGATATGCCATTCCCATTACGGTCTACAAGCCTACGGCTTAATGCCAGCAGGCTTCCCAGAAGTGGAGCTCCGCATATAACCAGTATTATATCCTTTAGTTCCGGCAGCCCTGCCTTATTCAGCCAGAATGTGAAATATATCCAGGTTCCGATGTATAGCAATATCGTTCCGAAAAGCAGATACAGCGCTGCATAGATTGGCCACATATTGCCGCTGGATATCGCTATATCCGGCAATTTTGACATACCTTTTTCCAGCCAGCCTTTTATTTTTACAAACACTTATTGCACCCCCTGTTTTCCACATCCGGAGGATTTTGAGGTAACTGCAGGACCTTGTTGTAAATTTCGGTAATCGCACCATTGCCGCCAAGAGCTTTATAGCTCCTATACATATCCATTATGTTTTCCAGATTGTAGATAGGTATAAATCCTTTCTCCTCTGATTTATGATTGATACTTATGATCTCAGTTCGGAGCAAACTTCTTATAGCATCGTCTCGTGCTACTTCCTTCTTGTTCCTTTCCTCGATATCTGCCCGGTATTTACCATACATTTTCCATAAAATGCCCAGCAATCCGCTCTGCAGCAGTAGGCTTACTATTGTACCTATATGAGTTTGTATGTACTCCAAGATGCTCCACCCTTTCTGAATTAATTTGACTTTTGTACAGTTTGCAGTACAATGTTGGCGAACTACGAAAGCTGAATTTCTTCCTCTACACTAATACAATGTAGGAGTTATTTTTATGCTCCCAAACTTTTAGTAATCTGTAACATTCGGTGTTTTTTGATTAATTGATTGAGAATAAGAAATCTTTAAATACCCTCCACCCAAATTATATTCTGCGCCTACGTATAACGATAATTTATAAGTTTTGTTTGGTGTTACTCCGACATACCATTGATCATAGAAATTAAAACCTTCTGATCTATAACGCCACTCTTTTTGATTAGAAAGGTTTTTTATTTCTACAGTAACGTAATCATCATAACCCTCGCTAGATTCTGCATGACTGGAAATATATAATACAGTAACTCCATCAGGAATAGTTATTGATACTTCCTCATACAAGATGTCATTTGCTTCAATATTTTTGTTGATCAAGAAAGTTTCTTCTGTAGGCACAATAACTTCTAATTCTGCCCCGATTGTTACATTACCTGTAACGACTAAACTCATAGGATTGTCTGTTAAAGCCATCTTTTTCCTCCGCTTTCCCACAGAGGAATATTACCTTAATAGTCAGTTACGCTAGGTGTTTGTTGATTTATTGTGGATGAATAAGATACATACCAATAAATATGAGCTACACCAGGATCTTCTATTGGACCTACATACAATAATTTATATGATTTATTTGGAGTGACTCCTACATAAGTGATAACTCCATCACTCCAAAGTACATTATTATCATGATATAACTGCATATAGGGGTTTCCATTTCCCCTTCCAGCGTATGCTTTTACGACATTTACTCCCGCTGGAATTGTTATTGTTGCAGAATCTGCATCACCAGCATATAAAAATGTTTCACTGCTAGGTAACTGAGCTTCTAACGTTGCACTAACCGTAATATTCCCTGTGACTGTAATATTCATAGGGTTATCAGTTAGTGCATGCAATTGTAATAATAATTTCGGAATAAGTCTGTAAGACGAGCGTTGATGTCCCCCCCAGCAACACATTGGTTTTCAGTGTCTCCAACGCTATTCACTGCAATAACATCTTTGTTTTCCATTTTTAACCCTCCTGACAATAAATCTTTTCCAATTTTTCTTCGCCCTTGTAGCCGGTGATCAGTAAAGAAGTGCCTTTCTTCACTAAAATTGCATAAGGACATTGGCCATTCACACTAAAGTTATATTCCCCGAAATCAGGAAATGTTACTTTAGCATATTCTGCCATAGTCGTTTTTAATGAATCGTTCTCATTTTTAAGCGAAGCGTTCTCGTTTTCTAGCATTTCGTACTTGCTTTTAGGTACGCCGCCAAGTAATTTTATCAACCAGTTAATCATTTTCTTCCTCCATTATCACGCCGATTTTTGCGTTACTCTCGAATACCGCTGCCATTCTGCCGTCCTCAGCCGTATACGTTGAATAATTACCCGTGATTTGCCATTGCGTAAATTTATATCCGCTGTTTGGCGTACACAGTAAAGTAATAGCTGCTCCATAATTGAATGTAAACGTTGTACCGCCATTTCCGTTTATCGTTATCACGCCATGAGCAGGCTGAACTACTGTAACCTTGAAGGTCTTTATGGTCGCCGCCGTAGCACTCACCGTAATATTGCCAGTCAACGTACCGCCTGTAGTCGATAACGTGCCGGCATTGTAACCGGTATCCGCAACAATAGAAACTGTATATTCCGTACCATAAGGCAGAGTGACTGAACTGGTATATTTATTTCCGTTCGCAGTTACCGTTATCGTTTGGTGTGCGGATTGTACGATACTTATTGTCAGATAACCGCTTATGGCAATAGCGTAAGTCTTACCGTCAGATTTCCTGTATATCCTTCCTGCTGTAGTACCGGCGGCGCCAACGGTACGCAAAGCAACAAAACATGTATTACCATCAACTTTCAACTTTAGGTTAGGGCTTCCCGCTTCGGCTTCCGTTGAATAAATATCACATGAAACTGCCGCTTCTCCATTTTTCTTTATGTACAGCTTTTTGCTTAAAGTCGCCATGTTCACACCTCACTCTACATAAAGCTCTGAACCGTCAGGAAATACTAAGTGCCCAGCAGAATTAAAAACACCTGCATTTATGTAGCTCAGAGAGTTCCAGTCAGTAGCACCATTGCCGAATTTCATTTTGAATGTATCTATTTCTAACCCTATTTCACCTTTTGCTAAAGTCGGGTTTTTAACTTGCCAATTTGCCGCCGTATCATTTCTGCATGACAAAGATTCGATATTCAATGTTACTTTAGCCATTCTTCACACCTCATGCATTACCGCAGTTTAGTATAAACGTATCAGAATTCTTCACATAGGATACACCGTCAGACAAGCTTTCAACTTTAGTCTTTGCAATGTTGGTATTAAAGTTTGTCGTCGCCCGTTCGTCTGTGTAATACAATTTGCTGCCCTCGGCAATATCGCTCGTAGTAAGCGTTACCGCACCTGTTTTTCCATTAACAGATAATACTGCTGCTGTCGCGCCTCTTAACTGTATCCAGTTATCTAAGACACTTGCCGGAGACTGCTTTAAGATAAAGCTTCCAGCTCCGTCTGTTCTAACTGCGACATCACCCGTTTGAGCTTCAAGCGCCAGCATTTCTTCCTGATTGTCTACTACATGCGGCTCAGTAATTGCAAGGGCAGGAAGAATAGATTCATCAAGTTTGCCACTCTCATTCAGCATCGGCACATTACCTGCAGCTGAACCAACATTTTTAGTTGCCGCTGTGCCGATCCCGGTTATTTTACTCGTAGACAGATTCGGAATATCGCTTTCAGAAAGATTGGTTGCCGTTGTTACCCGTCCTTTGGCATCAACCGTAACTTTGGTATATGTACCTGCAGTAACACCGCTGTTTCCCAAATTTGCCTGTATGGCAACGGCCGCACTGCCGTCAAAAGAAGCAGAACCGCTAACATCACCGGAAAGCGTTATACTTCTGGCCGTTTTCAACTTCGTTGCTGTAGTTACCTCACTTACTGACATCGTACCGTCAGAAGCAACAACGACTTTATCTGTTCCGGCAGCCTGAGATTTTACGCCGCCTAAGGTACTTGTCGTAGCAGTAGGAAGATCATATTCATTACTGCTGGCGTAACTCAGCTCCTGCCACTTTGTTATACCATCACCAAACTTAAATTTTTTAGTGTCGATCTCTACTCCCATTTCACCTTTGGCTAATACTGGATTCTTACTGTTCCAATTTGCCGCCGTGTCATTTCTCATTTGCAGAGTTTCGACTTTTAATGTTTGCGCCATTATGCTTCGCCTCCACTTATAATTTTTATTTCAGTGTAGTCTCTGCCTACACAAAAATACTTACTGTTTTCTTCGTCCCAGCGGTAACAGGCATTACTGTTTATGTCTATATACAGCGCTGAAACGCTACCGCGGTTTGGAAACTCATATACAGAAGAATATTGCTTTATACTGCTTCCGTCCCGGACGGAAGGTATACTTATTTTTCCCTTTGCAGAACTTGCCCCCTGTAAAGTACCCTGTAGATTCATTAAAACGTCACCTCTTCTTCAAGTCTGAATTCATGTGGTGTTATTATCGTATCTACATACCCGTCAGATTTTTTCAGCTGCACATCATATACATAATTCCCATATTCCAGGTTTTCTGTATCTTCCGGCTGTATTTCAATTTTCCCTGAACTTGCATCCTTCTGTATCAGGATATCCCTCGTTTCGGTATTGGCCTTTACTGTAAAAGTGATCTCGTCACCTTCTGCCGGTGTATATTCATCACCATTGGCATCGGTTATAGTCAAAGTAAAGATCGCGCTGTCTCCTCGTGTTAGAAAAATTTTATTCTTAAATATCCTAAACATAGCGGCTTCTCCTTACTCTATCCAAAATTCCGAACCGTCTTTTAAAACCACATGCCCGGCACTGTTATAGACGGGGCCCCAATCGGTAACAGCGGTTTTCATACTCGCAGGGGTTATATAAGTTTCAGTGCTCTCGCCTGCCTCAGCCTGTTCATTAGTCGCCGGGGCTATCACACTTTTACGCATAACATAACTGGCACCGCTGTCAGTTACAGAACTTCCATCCGTTCCCCAAGTCGGCTCGCTCGTCCCTGTTTTCCCCGCCGTTACTACTACCGCTACAAGACCGGATTTCATAGACGGTGAATAAATTACCTGGCCTACTACCAGCTGTGTTTCTGGCTGCCAAAGTCTACTTACCAAAACCTGCATCAGCTGATTCTGATTTTCAAGAAACGTCTGTATATCATCATCTGTAGTAGGGTTTTCATCTGATGGGTATCTGTTGTAATTAGAAAAATCCAAACACTTAGGTAAGCTCATTTTTTTTGTGCTCTCCTTTCCTCTGCAGTCTCCTTTATAAAGCCCTGCCATGTGATATCTGCGGTAGTTGCTACCGCTGCACCAGTGCTGTCGATAATTTTTATTACGCACGGCGTTTTTGATACGATCTGCGGGAAAATACCCTTTCCATCCACAACCTGCACACTGTCTATCCTAACGCTCGTCGTGTAGTAATTCGGCGTTTTTATCGGCAATGTCAAACCGTCTTCCGGAATAACAAGATTCTCAAAATGCTCCTGCTGGTCAGGAACATCTATTATTGCCAGTAACTTATACAATACTGTTGCTGACCCGCTTTCCGGTGTTTCAAAGCGAATGTCTATTACATCCCCGCCTGAAACTTTTACTTTTGTCGAATACTGTTTGTACAGATTATCTTTTCCCCTGATTTTGTACATCAAATTAGAATAGCCACGGATATCATACTTCAACCAAAAATTGCCGCTGGCTGGCGCTGTAAAGGATGTCGCAAGATAGAATGACGAAAATGTTCCGTCCCAATGATTTACGTTTTTCCCCTGCCAGAAATGATTTGTTTTACTTTTCCAATAGGCGCTGGTCTGATTAGAATGGATCGTTCCGTCTTCTGCTATGCTGCCGTCAGTTTCTATCTCGCCCCAGTTATTTTCCGAAAAATCTTTGGTATAAAGAACGTTTTCTTCTAACGGCTCACCAAAATCTACAACGCAGGCAGCGTAATTTTTACTTTCCTGTCCGGCATTATCTACTGCCTTTATCATTATGGTATGTTCGCCCTGTCTTACTGTAGATGTTTCGTAAGGCTGAGTTACAACTAACCCTTCCTGGACTAAATAACCATTTTCCCAGTTCGGCGTAGTACCCTGAATGTACTTAAACTTAAATCCGGCAATATCGTTAGGATCAGGATATTCAAAGCTCCAATTATAACGTCTGGTCCCGTTGGCCAGTACCTCAGTATCCAGACTGGTTACATCCGGAGGCTTTTTATCTTCCCCTATCGGGATCGGGCCGTAAATAACGCCGCTGGATTTCGTTATCCCCAGTACCGTAACAACTTTGATCCAATATTCTGTATTAGCTGTCATATCAGTTTCGATTTGTGAAGCACTGATTTGTGACTGTAAAACACTGTAGGTATTACCGCCATCAGAAGATATCAGCACCGTAAACCTACCGCCGTTGCTGGGTATGTTCCAAGAGGCATACAGCCTTGATACCCGCCGCCCGTCTTCTGTAACATACGTTATCTGCGAAGCATTCAGCCCTGTAACGTTTTGGGCTGTTTGGCTCGGTGTCGCATACTGGATAGGAGGGATCTCATAATCTTCGTTATAAAGATTCTCATTATACTCGATACACTCTATCTTTCTTGTGAAATCCTGCTCTCTGGTTATCGACTTAACGACAAACGGCTTACTTCCCACATTCGCCAGTGCAAGGTCAAAAATATCATCGACCTGAGGCGGATCATCTTCCGCAAACGGTGTCAGTACATACACCTGGCACCAGCCATTCTCATTTCTTTCGATCTCCACGGCACTTGAATAAAGGTTATCATTGACGGTTCTGTACATGATTCGATATGAACCTTCTGTACTATCGAGTTCTACCGGCAGTAACAGCGATCTTCCGCTTATCGCATAAATACGCCCGCTTTTAGCCCATTTGGGAACATCATGTGCGACCAGTATAACGTCCCCCAACGTACAGGCTATTGCATCAACATTCGCCTGAAAGCTTATCGTCCTTAACTGATATTTATTGCAATAAAGCTGATATACACCTTCCCTGTACGCCTGTTCGTAACTCGTTATTCCATCATAGGTGATTTGCGCCGCCTTTTCTTCTTCCTCCTGATCATACGTATCGCTGTAGATACAAACCGTCTGCCGGGAATAGTCGCTTGCCGCATCGGTATAGGTTACTTCTACAAGGTTGGCACGATCTGAGGTCTGCAAAAATTCTTCCTGAAAGCTGCCGCTTATAATATTTCCCATTCCAAACATCTGTACCGGCTGTTTTACGCAATCCCATACACACCCGTATCGGGTGCCAAAGCGCACTACCATGCCACGGCCGACATTTGCGATTTTCTGATTGATAACTTCCAGCATATCGCCAGCCTGGTTGATTTCGATATTGATTTTGAAGTTTTTGCTGTCGCAGAAATCAGCCCATTCCTTAAACTGGTCATACAGCATAAGCTCTTTCTTTACGCCTCTTACCTCATATTCAAAAAGCAATGTATTCACGTTATAAAGCTGGCTTGCCATATGGATCATGTCATAACATGCCCACGCCGGATTATCAGAAGCTTTTTGTTCGTATATCTCGGTATACGGATTCCATACCAATACATACTCACGGGTTTTTAAGAAGCTTACCGTCGGACTGCCGCTGATCTGGTCAGTTGCCAGGGCTTTTATTCCGACAAGGGCTATATTGGGATAAGAAAAATCATCGTAGACTATGGATGTCACACTGCTCCAATAACACCTTACGGAAGCGCGGCTGTTCGTAACCTCATGGCTACGGGCAATCACCTTCATTTTGACTTCATACTCACCGGAAGGCAGATTGTCTACCCGCCATTCTCTCCTGAGCGCCGAAGACTGGCTGCCGTTGACCCTTTCACCGATAAACTGCGTCCAGTCTGTTTCCCCTTTCTTTCTGTAAAGGCCCTGCAGTTCTACCCACGCATTACCCAACGAACCATTATCTTCTGCATAGTATAAACCGCTCGAAAACTCAACTTTTGCAATAATGCCTTCCGTAGCATTCCCCTGAGCGGAATCAATTCGCTCTGTTTCCAAAAGTTGATAGCCGAGAGATTTTGTAAAGTAGGTATCGTTAAAGTTACTGATTATCGGCTGATTATTTACGCCCTCTCTGGTCTCTAAAGTCATTCCTTCGTAATACTCTACCGGGTTATCATTTACTAAAACATTAGAGATAGTGAGCGGGCCTTCACCTGCAGCAATAAGCCAGTTAAGATATTCCTTATCGCTTGCTATGCTCACAAATTTTGATATTGTCTGACCAGCACTTTTTACTGTGCCGTAGGTGATGGCTATGGCATTATTCTGCCCTTCCATTGTTTGAACGTCGCTCCACGAATACGTCGGGTTATTTTCATAGCTGCCATATGATCCCAGATCAGAAGTACCATAAAAGGTTCTTCCTATAAGAGAAGAACCTATGAACATTACCGCTGCTGCTGACAAATAGCCGATTGTCGTCCAACCTGCAGTTGCCCCGAGAGCAGACCAACCAACACCACTTACTAATCCACCAACACCAAATGATACAACAGACAGGGCAACAGCAGCTATAACGCCTAAAACTTTACCGCCGCCTTTAGCTATTACAGGGAATAATACGACAAAATCACCAGAGCGAACTTTCGTTCTCCCCTCTACCATATAACCATTTATCGTTGCCTGCAGTTCCACACCTTCTATAGCGTACTGCTTTAAAAGCTCTTCTATAGAAGTACCTTCACATTCTATTAGCTTTACTATTCTGCCCTCTGCAGGAGCGAAAGGATTTTTAACGATTACCAGCCTTACCATTACGATCTCCTATATATTCATAAAACCCGACAATCACTTTACGCCATGCCGGAGATTCAATGTGATCTATACATACACCTATATTTTCCCTGATATGGATAAATTTGCCGTTACCGATATAACATCCTGTATGATTGACGATTCCAGGCGGCGCGCCAAAACGAATAGCGATAATACAAGGAGCTGATATTTCACCTTTACTTACTTCACGCCATACGCTTGTTTTGACAGCCTCTGTACAAATTAAGGAATTTATTTTCTCCACGTCGTCAAAATCAGCCGTGAACTCCGGCAAGTCTATTCCGAACCGCCGATATACTTCCATTACCAAACCATAACAATCTACGCCACTTGTTATGTCCCTGCCTCGATTTTTAAACTGTACCCCAATTAGATCGGCGTAATTTATTGTTTTATCCATTGATGTACACCCCTTTCTGGTCAATACCCGGGAAGCCGCCAAAACGTTGGCTGTTGTTGCGCTCCCGGCAGTCCTGCAGAGTATGGTTACATGTTGCCAGTTCGCTTGTCGCTCCACAACGAAGCCCCTTATATTTAAAGGGACAGTTATTTTTCATATACCTGTTTAAAGGACGACGTGTTTTGGAACTGTAGCCGCTGCCTAATGTAAATGTTATGTACTGCTGATTGACAGTGCATTTCTGAACTACATAGTGTTCTTCTACTTCCGCTGTAGCCTCGTCCAATGCTTTACTGTTTACCACGCGTACAATGACTTCCGTATTATTTCCGCCGCCAGCTTCTTCGACATAATACTGCAAAGCCTGGGATACATTATCTACCTGGATTTCCAAGTTTGGATCACTGCCGGTACTGTCTTCGCCTACTTCCCCTAACGAGAACGGAAAAGCCTGATACAAATTACCATTCCAAATTACGTCCTCGATGTTATAACAAATGCGTATCGGTTCTTCAAAGCAAATATCCAGAAGTATGATAAAGGCGCTGTCTGTAGACAGCTTATTTTTTTCTGCTTTAGCAATAGCTGACAAACTGAGCATCTCACACCTCCGTCAGCTCTAAGGTTATGGTCCAATAATCTAAAGTGCTGAGTTCAACATTACTGACATTGGTTATCCGTACCTCTATTTTTTTATTCGTCGCAGGATTCGTCCAGGTAAAACTCTGCGCCGAATACTTGACTTTTTTCGTTATAAACTCATAAAGAATCTCATATTCATCTTGCGGCAGAGAATTCCATTTCAAGGTATATTTTGCCCTGCTGCGTGTAAATTTGACCCGTGATTGCATACTGCCATCTTCAAAATTACTACGCAGTGAATTATCCTCTACTTCCATACCTATCGGATAACTCGGAGGCCGTATTTCCGGAAACGTGATCACGAATTAGCCACCCCCTTCAAGAGTGTTTTAATACCGCCTCTATTAGTGCTTATTGCTTTTATAAGTATGCCTATAACATAACTTTCGCCATCCCAAGTAGTTGATGTCTGCTGTGCTTCGAGCGGAGTACCACTTTCATTGATAAGCTCTACTTTGATGTTGATATTATTGCTACCGCTCCGGCTTTCGCCGCTGAACATTGCTTTGGTTTGTGCTGCAGTGTATACCCGCCCCGGCGTCTCCAAGTCAAGTATTTCAGGGCCTTTTTCTCCAACTAGATATCGTCCAGGGGATGCATAACCGCCTTTCGCCAGTCCTCCCATCAAAGAATGCCCAGAATAACTTTTTCCGCCAACACTAAAATTAGAAACATTAGAAAGAATTCCACCAAGATCAGTGTTGCCACCAATCCCGAAAACGCTCATAATGGCATTCATAACCAAACCCTGCATTATGACTTTCATCATCATATTGAGAATGTCGTTAGTAAGGTTTTGGAACAATTCTTTAGATGCCTCGGAGAAAGACTGCTGTTCGGTGATCATATTCTGACCAAAGCTTTCAAACTCTCCGATAATGCTGTCAAAGCCATCTACATAAGTTTGGTAATAATCTGCCTGGTAGTTTTTTACTACGTCCAAAGCATTTTCCCATGAAGCCGCCATATCTGAAGCTTGTGCCTCAACAAGATCCTGACTTGCCGCTGCATATTCCTGCTGGATACGAAGCATTTCTTCCTGCGTCAGCTTATCGCTTTCCAACATCTTCGCTAACTGCCGTTTATAGTTTTCCAACTCAGCCATACGCATAGCGTCGATATTGCTGTAGTAATCTCCGTAACTGTCTTCCAACGCCTGCAGGCGTTCCATTTCCATGTTATGACTTTCAGTTACCCAGTCACGGTTATTCTGGGCTTCTTTCAGTTCCCGATACTTATTTATCTTTTCCTGAACAGCACCTATTTCTGCAGCATCTACACCAGCTACTTTTGCCCGTTCAACAGTCGAATTCATTTCTTCGATCTGCGCTTCGAGTTTAGCTTGTGCTATTTCCAGTGGGGACTGCGTAAGCTCGGCTATATCGACATCCAGATCTTTAGTGAGTTCATCTATTTTAGTTTTCCACTTTGTAAGCTCTTTCAGTGCCTTGTCTGCCGCCGCTTTAGCCTTCTTATCTTCTTTCTCAGCGGATTTATCGCCAAAATCTTTCAGTGTTAATCTCTTGGCTTCTTCCATTGCGTCTTTTAATGCCGCATCGGGATCATAAGTCCATTTCGCCGCTTCTACGGCATTTATCGTCATAGCCCTGGGGTTAAAATTAGGATTTTTTATTAAATCCCAATCATCACTTTCACCCTGAGACAAATATTTATTATCTGCTGTGTTCGACAGTGCAAGCTCGTATCTATGCAATACATCATCCAGAGATAAACCATTCATCCCTGCATAAATACCAACCGTCCCGGCACCAACAGCCAACCCTGTACCTATAGCTGTACCACCAGCAGTACCCAATGTTGTAAGAAGCCCTGCTGCAGCTCCCATTTTTGCAACTTCTTTATATGCAGTGGACAACTTAGAAAGCCAGCCTATAAGCCCACCAATGGCACTTATTGCAATACCTACATTTATAGCTGTATCTCCCATACTTTGTGCAAAATCGTTAGTATCATCCGTAAGCATTTGAACAGTAACACCTAGACCTGTCAATGCACTGCCAGCTCCTAACGCATAATTTTGCATCTTTTGCAGTTTTTTTCCATGCTCTAATGCTGCATTTGCTGCCAAAATATGTTTTTCCTGAGCATCAAGGGTTTGTCTTGCCAGATCCAGTTGCCCTTTAGCCGCTTGCCGCGCAGCCTGCAGTTGCATTTTCCCTGCTTCTTGTGCGGATACACCAAGTTTTTGATAATGTACAGCCGCAAGAGCAAGGTCATCTGCCAACTTCATATTATCTTTGCGCGCCGCCTTAACAACAGCATCACTGACTATTGCGCTTGTTTTTTGTGCTGCCTGTTTTTGGCGTTCAGCCTGTTCGATTACCACCGCCGCATTTTTTGCCGCCTGTATCTCCTGCTGATACGCTCCCTGTGCCGCTATTTTATTTTGATTCCAGTAGCCGTTGACCTTCTGTACCGCCGTACCCAGCAAAGTCTGCGCCTGATATGCGTTATTGGTCTGTACGGCCACATTTGCAATATCTAGGGCAATATTACCTATTTTCCACGCCGCAAGAGCTATGCCGACCTCTTTAGTATGATCCGCTAAAAAACCTGCGGCTGTACCGGCTTTTTCCAGAGAGGGAGTAACAATGGTACTAGCCGCACTACCCAGCTCACCCATACCTTTTGCAGCGTTAACAACATGTTCGCTAAACGCCTTGATATTATCAACGGTTTCAGAATTCAACTCAAAAGTCTTCTGATTTAAGAACAGTTCGGCTATATCTTCCAGTATTTCCTTATAATAATCGTATAAGGGTTCCGTAGCTATTGCAGATGTTCTTGTGTAGCCTTCCTTGATTTGATCTGTCAAGCCAGCCATAGTTTTCGGCGTTTCCAAAGCTGCTGTTTTAAAACCTTCCATACGTTTCATAAGGAAGGCGTACAGACCTTCTGCACTGTTTTTAGCTTCTTTGATATCGGCATCTGTAAGCCCCAAAGAGGTTGCCAGCGTACTGGATTGAGGACGGATACCGCCCTGCACCATATCACGTAATTCCTGTACGATCTGATTCCGGGGCAAACCTAATGATTTTACCGCGTTTACACCAACAGTTGTAAATTCTTTCAGCTGATCTATCGTCATACCGGCTTCAAGACCTGGTCCCAGCAGGGCCCGGAATGTTTCAATTAAATCTTCACTGGTTGCAGCTGTTCTTAATGCGGCATCGTTTAAATCTTTTAGGATACCGTTAGATATCCGCATTGCTGAATTCCATTCCAGTGTTTTTCCATCCAGTTCAGTCATAGACTGTAATATACCGGATATACCGATTTGATTCGTTTCCATGTTTTTGGCAAACTCATAGGGAGCTTTTATAAGCTCACCTATAGCTCCGCCTGCAGTATACATACCCGTCAAAGCCGCAGTAACACCTGCCGCCTGCGCGGTAATACCGCGAAAGATACTGGATGTAGAAGAAGCGGTTTTATTCAGATTAGATAAATTTTGTTGAGCTTTTAAAAGCCCTGGACTTAAAAGGTCCGTTAACGCTAACAAAATCCTTGTTTCTATAACATTAGCCACTTCTTACTACTCCTTTCCTTACCGGATTTTCTTTCCTGGTCTTCTCAATAAACGCCTGTATTTCAATATCTTCCAACTTCTGTAATTTTTCCATCAGCAGTTCACTAACCCTGATTTTGTACCGATCAAAAATGTAGCTTGCACTCTGCCAGTCCACACCCTGCGGAACAGCACCGCCAATACCTATTGCACAACGCTTACAATTCCTTATCAAATACCACGCCATCATTGCTTCCCTGTTTCCTTCCATAAGCTCCGGCGGTCGGTATTTGCAGGTTTCACAGTCAAGCGGCTGCTTTGTTATTTCCCGGAGACGTCGGCAGTCTTTACAATATTCGCCTCGCTCACGCTGCCATTTGTCGAGGTCTTCAAGTTTTTTATTTCGTCCGTACGAATATTACTTGTCAGACTGACCGTAGTTGTATAAATAGCCATAAGCTCACCGGGAGAAAAACTATTTATATCTTTTACCCCGTACACATGTTCCATTACCCACGGAACAATTTTGCTCAGATATTCTTTGCCGGATACTTTATTTTTTGCAAGGCTGTCCGAGAATTCGTTATATTCCACATTTTCTTCCCATGTCATAGCTCTGCATTCCAACAATACTTTCTTAGCCATTTTTCCTGCTCCTTCCTTACGCTTCTACTGTTTTAGTGTATTTTTCAGTCTTATTGATCAAAGTTACAACTACGCTGCTGTTCTGTGCATTTTCTTTATAAAATGCGCTGTAATCCAGCGTTTGTTTGATTCCTGTAGGTCCGTCAATACTTGGCGTATTTCGAGAAATTTTCATTTCCGGATACAGGAAAGAAAGGCTAAAATCCCCTGTTTCAAAAAGAATTTCCGCACTGATAGTAGTGCTTTCTTCCGCATATTTGATAAACGTATCATCGGTGAAAAATGCGGTCATACTACCGGAAAGATTCAAGATACCTTCATTCAATGCTGCCCTGAAACCCTTGCCACCTATAGCGTAAGTATCACCGTCAAGGTTCATATTCATTTCCATAGATACTTCGGTACAAATAGCGACAAGTTCTCCGTTGATCTTAAACGAAGCCATAAAGTTACTGAAACGGTCAAAATTCAAAGTTCTCGGGGACGAGCTGATAGTAGCATCAAGAATAGTTTCATTAGCTCCCATCATGTCGATATTTGCCGTCAGTTCTCCGTCGCCGCCAACGGTAATACTCATAGTATTTACCTTGCAGCCGCTGTATTTTGCATAAACGCCAATATCAGGAAATGATTTTTCTATGATCAACGAAGGCTGTCTCCGGGATGGCTTAAATACATGTTTGTATGTGCCGTCGGTATCTCCCGCAGTGGTAGTCGGTTCACCAAAAATAGCCATAAGCCAATAACCAAAAGATGTTCCATCTACCGGAGCTACAAGTTGTCCTGCTACGTCAATATTACCCATAATCGGTTCGACAGGGTCACGCCGCCCTGTAATGGTACTTGGATCTGTTTTATTTTGTGTTGCAGTCAGGGCATTAGAATTGAACGGTAATGAAATTGCCCTTGTCGCTAAATCACTGGGATCTGTTTTATATGCATCCTCAAAAGCAATCAAGCTTTGCGTATATACGCCTTGTTGCTGTTCGCCATTTGCCATTTTATTTCACCTCTCATTTTTATTAAAAATCTGTCATACCTATCGGTCCTAAAATCTGCTCAAACTCCCATTCCAAATGTATTAAAGCCGTCCATAACCGCCCCGCCTGGTCCACTTCGCCAGTGAATACGACTTGAAATACCTTCGGAGGAAGCTTTTTATCCTTGTAGTTATTAAGCTCCTGCTGAATTATCTGTATGATGTCAGATGCCAGCTTATAACTTCTCAGGATGTAAACCTCACTGTCGGTAACAACGTAATTATCTTCGCCTGCTGCTTCACTTGATACACCAACAACAAGATCGCAGGAATATTCAGCCTGTTTTGCCAGCCCTTCGACTTTCCCCGCATTATAAAACATCAGATACGGGACTGAATTTATATCCGGTACTTCGTTTGTATTGGCGTATTCTACAGCAACAGTTATTCCTTTGCCGAATTCCTGCTGGCAATAATCATCTAATGTTTGGGAGTTTTTCAGATATTCTGCCAGTTTCCGGCTCATTTCAACCATATTAATCTGCTGCAGCATTTAAATTCTTATACACCGTATATTTACGGCCCTTTCCTTTCTTTTTATCAAAACCGCCATTTTCCATATACTCCTGCACTCGCTGCCTTATATAACCTGGTATTGCCGGTGCGATCAACATATACGATTCTTCAACGAACGGCCGTGCCGGCGTTGTCAGGGTCTCTGTCGTCGGCCTTAAATGAATGCCTTTCCTGTGGAAATCTCTCCGCATTCCCGGAGTTACCAGTTTCGTATAACCGAACTCCTGCCTGTTGCCCTCATAAGCCGCTGTACGGCTTGTCCAGCCAACACTTACGCTATTATTAGAGGCATTGTAGGCATAACCTAACGCATTACGCAGTTTTCCGTACCATTCTTTCGGTGCGGTTTTTACCAGTTTCTGACGTTCTGCGAGTGGCCAGCGTTCCTGCCAATTTTGGCCAGGGAAATCACCGCGGATGTCTTTTTTCAATTGCTTCTGGACCATATAACCCGTACTTTTCAAAAGGCTTCTTATAAACCTCGGATTATCCTGTAGCCAGCGTTTTATCTGCGGTGTTGTATTATCTTCCAACGTGATTTTGAAATACATTATTTCTCAAATCCTCTCGCAAAGCCCTTATTATTCTTAGAGCACGACAAAACTATGGTATCAGCTATTGTGTCCCAAAGAGATAATTTATCAACCCGCCATTCACTGTTTTTGTGAATTATCTTATCTCCCGGTTTAAACCCATGAATATCCTCCGCCAAGAAAGTAAATTCTGCTTCATCTCGAACCGCATCATTAACCGTAGTATTCCGAAAAAAGTTTTTTCGGACCACTACCGCAGATCCGATATTGACTATTGCAGGTACTTCTTTGCCGTTATATATCACGGGTTCGACCAATTCACTTTGCCATATTGATCCTCTAACCGCCTCTTTTATGCTCATCTGATTCACCTTAGAAAGAAGGCGGACTAAGCCGCCTTCCTGATTTAGTTGATTTTTACAAAAACCTTACCGGCAGAAGAAGCCGCGTCTTCCCATACGATACCAGCCAGGACTTTATCGTCTTCTGCTAACGCTACAGGTTCTTCTGCTTCGGATAATGCCGCTGCCGCCGCAGGTGCGGTTGCTGTAATTTTTTTAGTGGTTTTGTCGTAATAAACTTTTTGGCCTTGTTTCAGTTCTTCTTCCCCTTTTGGAAGCGCAAATACACCTTCCATATAGACGGCGATCAAATCACCGGTAGACGCACTTGTCGCAGCAATACCGATAACGTCATTAATGACGATAATATCACCTCGTACAACGTCCTCAGTGCATACATAATCAAGATTCTCACCTTGTCGTCTAAACATTTTCTATCACTCCTTCTAGCTTATTTACCCGGATTTTTTACCAGGCCACGAGTATCTAAAACATTGATTGCAAAATCGTGATACATGCGGAATTTGATGCCCAAAGTGTTAAAGTCTGTACCGGTTTCAATGATCGGCGCAGAATTACCGTTCAGATAGCAGACTTCAATGGTATGGACCTGCCCTTTGGTTGCTACCAAATAATAAGCGGTTTCGCCGCTCAATTCGTCCAAAGTAGCATCTACGATCAACTCTAAATTACTGCGGCTTCTGTTAGCCGGATTGCTTACGCCGCTATTTTTACCTTCTGGATCAGCGGTAGAGGTCAAAAGCTGTTCTGCTGTAGTTTCCAACGCCGCCGGAATGATCAGATATTTCGGCACGATGTTGAGTACCATTTTTTCGCCCAGCTTTTGTTTACGCATCAGTTTTTTAGCTTCGCCCAGGGATTTTACAGACAATGCCGCAGCAGTTCCCAGATTGCCCTTGTCATTGCTGTAGTTTTCTGCTTTCACCAATGCCTGATATGCAAGATAGTTCTTGTAGCGTTCCATAGAAGCGCGCATCAGACGAGGCACAGAAGTCAGAACACCCAAATCATCGTTGATCATCATTTCACGGCTGAAATTCGTAGCGTCGCCATAGGTTGCCAGTTGTACGCCAACAGAAGCATCCTGCAGTTCGCTGTAGCTGAATTCGCCGCCTTCCGGAATTTGTACCGGCGCCATAGCGTCGTAAATAAGATAGCGTTTAGCTAGTTTGAAATCGCTGTTGCTGCCTGTTTGCGTCCATTCCTGATAAGTAGTTCCAACCTCAACATAACCGCTGGACATACTCTTGTGTGCGATATTATCTGCAATAGAAGCTAACGCACTGGTAGTGGTCAGCGCACGTTTTAAAAGTTCACGTTCAGTAAGAACGTTAATACCGCGCTCACCCGCATCTTCCAGTACCATACGTGCAATATCCACAAAACGACGATTGCGGAATTCATCCGCACCCGGAGCGGGTTTCTCCAATACGCCGCCATGTCTCAGGAACAGTCCGTCTACGATAGCCGCACGTTTTTTGTCCGCTTCGTCTTCGGTAACTTTACCTTTCGGCGGGTCAGTTGGCTTATACCGTTCCTGCATAATAGCAAGGGCACGTTCATTAGCTTTCTCAATAGTGCAGGTCGCATCGTTCAGCATTTCATCCATATCTTTTTCCTCGATTTTCAAGTTACGGCACAAAATACGGATGTTATTTTGGCGTTGAAATTCTTCTTTTTTAGCGGTTGCCTTAGCTTCACGCTCTAAGGCTTCTCTTTCTTCTGGTGTCATTTTTTCTCCATCTCCTTTTTTATCGTCTTGTTGTTCGCCGTCGTTTTTAGCGCGGGAACTTTCGGAAGCATTTTTAGCTTCCGAGTTATCTCCGTCTTCCGGTTCAGGTTCTTTTCCTTCTCCCAGAGCGCGGAAATAATTTGGATCATATAACCTGCTTCGCCCCACTCCTACAGAGGCATCTGCTGGTATAGATACAATACTGATTTCAAACGCTTCCCATTTGTCCCCAATCAATGCCGGTCCTTCGATACCGTCAGAACTGGTTTCGTCACGTTTGAGAATGCTGTAATCCATAATGTCATAGCCTACGGACACGCCTCGCAGGCTGCCGCTGGCAACTTTACGCATGATGTTTTCTGAAAAATCATCATCATCGAAGGTAATATCTGCATAAGCACGGCCGTTTTCGGTCCAGAGTTTGTCTACCCTGGCTATGACCTGGTTTTTGTTATGGTTGAACAAAACCGGCATAACTCCGGCTTTAAACCGTTCACTGCCCATAGCAGTGTCATTCACACGCAGTATTTCCTTACCGTACCAATAGTCTCTTACTGGTGTTTCAGAGGCAAAAGATAGCCTTGCACTCCTGTTTTCGGCGTTAAAATCAATCAGTGTCGCTCCCCTCATTCTTAGGGTTGTCGCCGCCTGTTCCGCCGTTATCTTCTTTTGTGGCATCTGTATCAGCTCCTTTCGTTGTTTTCATTACCGGATATTCCAAGCCCAGTTCTTCCATCATCTGTTTTTCCGCTGCCAGCTGTTTCAGCTGCTCTTTCCAATCCTTACCCTCGCTCGCCGCAAGGTCTTTTCGGGTCAGCGTCATTGATTCTATGCCGATCTTTTTGGCATTGGCCTCTTTCTGCGGGTCAATCCACGGCATTCCCTGCGGAATAAACTCGTGTTCCAAATAGTCGTCCAGGTTAGTCCAGAAATCAGGATATTCCGATACCGGGATCAGCCCTGCCTGATACGAACTTTTTATGACTTCTTCATACATCTTGCTTAAAACATGTTCTATCAGCGACATTTGTATATCCAGATAGGTTTTTTCATCTTCTAACAGGTTTTGACGGGCCGAAGAATAATTGACCTCGCTTACATCACGGCTCGCGCTTTCATGGGATAATCCCTGACCTGCCGCAGCAAGCCGCTGTTGAGTAGTAGTAAATTCTTTAGTTTCAGCTGCAGCGCCGGTAGGAATAACGCTGGTTGCATCCTGCCCGGGCTCCAGATAAAGGATATCCCCACCGCCAAAGCCCTGTATTTTCTTTTCCGGGGGCATTGGTGTGCCAAATTTGTCCAGAAAGGTCTGCAGATTCCTTCCGATACCGCCAACTATTCCATCAGGAAACTTCTGTGTGATCACCAGCGCCAAGCTTGCCGCTATTTTGTGAGCGAAACTTACTGTTTCCAGGTAGTCGTCAGTATCCCTGATTCGGGGCAGGCTTCTTGCCAGACTGGATATCTCCCGGTATTCACTTGGTCTTTGCCGCTGCCAAAAGAACAATACCCTTTCTGCTTCCACACGCTCTATCTCGTAGTTTATGAAGCCATTAGGATCAGTCTTTTTCAGATAATAAGCCGTTGGTCTGTTATATTTATCAAGCTCAATACCATTGACGACCACATTGCCATTATCTGCCTGTATACGCCCCAGACCGTCGATATCGTCAACTTCTCGGATTTGTATTTTGAACGGATATTTAGCGTCTTTGACATAGGTTTTGATTATCAGGATACCGCCGTCTACTTTATAACGCTGAACTATCATATTCAGCATTTCCCGCAAAGACTGCTGACCTGTCAGGTCACAATTTTCCGGTTTAGACCAGCGCCGCCAAAGCTTCTCCGCCAGCTCATTGAACGCCTCGTTTTTTGTCCGTGACTGTAAATTAAAGCCACGACCTACGATATTCCGCCGATACGCAAGCAAAATGCCATTAGCAATATCGCTGTTCCGTTCTGCATCCCGGGCTCTCGCCCTCATTCTGTCCCTTGAAATTTTATTTATACTTTCTCCGGTGCCGATAATCGGGGTCCAGTTTGCTCTGCTTGCGCTTTGCCCGCCAGCTTTGTGTCCGTTATTCAACGCATTCCTGAACCGCATTCGCTCATAGGCTATTTGTGGGCTGAATATTGCTATCGCCCTGTCTAAAAAGTTAAGATTTGATTCTGTAGTTGGATTTCTCACGTTATTTGACATTTTTTATCTTCCTATCCACAAAAAAATCCCTTGACCATCCTGTCATTACTGCTTCCGTTCCCTTCCTCCTGTGCTAATTGCTGTTCCAGGTAAAGGCGTTCTTCTCTCAAAGCTGCCAAACTGGCATTTTCGACCTCAGAGGTCGGTGTTTTAATCCTCTGCCCTGCTGTCAATACCCGATTTATCGCCGCATCGACATTTTTTAGCCTTTCTTTTATTCTTTCTGCTTTTGTAGACACCGTTTATTCCCCTCCTTCTTCCGGTAAAACATCTAAAAGGGACACATGCACGAGATCTGCCGCCAAAAATGCGTATACTTCGCAGTCCCACCAGTGATTTTGCTTCGCCGATGTCTTTTTCTCCCACATCTCGACCTGCCTGCCGCCTTTAGTACGGATAACTCTGTGTTCCGCAGTCAAATGCTCTGCGTATACGAGCTCCGTATCCCGATTCAGCATCCAGGCTCCCATCCCAATGGGTCTATGCAGTCGTGATACGATAACATTTTTGTACTGGTCAGTATCGACGATATACAAAAGCGACGGCCTTACGCCTTTTATTTTCGGCTCTACATTCGCAGGACGGTACTTTCCTACCATCGGCGAACTTGAACCTTTACACGGTATCGCTACCCCGTGATGATTATTGCAGTATTCGTATACTTCGTCCGTTCTATAGCCGGAATCCACACAGTATGCCTGAACCTGCCAGCGCAGCTCCCCTTCTTCGTCTGGCCAGAATTTGTCCATAATGCTTTCCAGTTCTTCCCAGCTCCGGGCCATACCATAAGCAATATTCTGACTTGTAAGTTTGGCGCCCCATGCACGTATCGTCCAGTAAAAATAATCTTTTTGAACGTCCACGCCTGCAGTAAGGAGCTGTGCCCACCGGGGAACAACGTGTTCTGGTACTTCCGTGCGTGAATCCATAACGCTGCCAATGTCCATATTGGCAGACAGGTTTTCCCACGGTTCACCTAACCATGAATTGATAAAATTCATAAGGTCTGCCGGATCATTCTTACTGCGCTGAAATTCTGCCGCCACCTGTCCGAAGGTGATCCACGGGCTATAGATAGAATTTATAGCAAAACCAATCTTTTTCGGTCTGCCTTTACATTCATTTTCCGGAATCCATTTACCATGCCTGAGCATTTCTGGTTTATGATGGTCCTTGATAACACCATGACATTCGCAGCATTCGTAATGAGTAGCATATTCGACTACCGTTGCGGGTTCTTTGCTGTCAAATTTCACATTTTCCCATAAAAACGGCTGCATATGCCCACAATGCGGACACGGTACGTGATACCTGAATCTGATATCGGATTCCATGTAGGCTTTATAAATATTGCCCTCTTTCAGCGTCGGTGTGGAAATAAGCACCAGCTTATTCATTCCTGGCCAGTTTTTAGAACGCTCTCTGGCCAATTTTATAGGGTTTGCTTCCCGTCCAGACCAGCGCGGATATTTATCTATCTCGTCCATGATGATATACGGTATAGATAAACTCGCCAGTTTACTAGGAGAATTGGCCGTTGTCAGCTTACAAAAACCGCCACGGAATTTTAAGAAGCCATCACGGCTTGCATTTTCATCAAACTTGCCTTTGAAGCAGTCACAGGAAGTAAGCATTACCTGCAGGCGTTCTTCTGAAAACTCTCTATAGGTGTCTTCGTCCGGCATTACGTATAGAAGACGATGCGGCTTTTGATCTATGGTATATCCCAGCATATTCAGCGCACTTTCTGTTCCGCTGGTCTGAGATGCCTTGATAAAAGCAATTTCCTCAATGCTTTCATCTGCAAATGAGTCCATTATGGCACGCATATACGGTACAAAATCTGTGGACCATAAACCTGGTCTTGATGTAGATCCAACCGGCAGGACCCTATTTCGGTCTGCCCATTCGGATACTGTCATTCTTTCAGGCGGTCTGAACTGTTCAAAGGCCCTTTTGCTGATTTCTTTTAACGCGCTCTGCCATTTTTTGATCTGCAGCTCACTTATCCAGCTTAAACTCTGCAAGCCTTTGGAGTGCGTTTTCGATCTCATAATTTATGATTCTCCTGACATCGTTCGTTATTTCCGGATATTGTGAATACAGCTCCGTAAAAACCTTTTCTCCTATGCGGAGCATGGCCGACCTGGCATTTGCAAAACAGCTTGAAAGTTCTTCTTCCACAAGTTCTACCGGAATAAACCTTTCCAGCATCCTTTCAAGTCGCATTTCCTCAATGTCAGCCTTTACCTCTTTCAGCCGGGCATCTGCGTTAAGCCTTTTTGCTTCGTTTGTAGTACCACCGTCTTCTTCTCCCAGCCCCGCCTCTTTGATTCGCCAATCAATAAGTGCCGCCAAGTCCCACCAGCCACGTTTGTATTGCGGAGCACCGCGGGCAGTCCACGTTGAAAGCGTCCTGTCGCTAATGTCGAACAGCTTACAGACCTGGCTGCTACGAAGGAAAAGCCGATCATCGGTAGATATTTGTAAATACTGCGGAATAACACGTCGTAATCTGACCGTTTTTTCGCTTCCCGAATTCCGAAGTTTAGGGGGGTCCCTTACTTCGGAATTTTGCCCCTTTTTTTGCACCTTTTTTGAGGTGCTTTTTTTCGGGCCATTAGATGTTAAGTTTTTTTCTGATTTTTCATTTTTCTTATCCATATCAATTCCGAAGTTCCGAAGTAAAAATTTTGTACTTTTCAGAGGCACCCGGCGCGCGCTCGCCGACCTTCGGCGGCGACGGCATTCAAGAAGTACCTTTTATTATGCTACAAGAATACTAAACCTTGTTTTTAATTTACATATTCTTAAATTATTTGAATGGTTATATCAAACTTTTGTCTTGTACTACGCTACTTTCAAATCAACTTAACATATGATATATAAATTTTCGTGTACGCGGTACCCCCCAAAAGTCTACAAATTGTCTACGAAAAAATAAAAAGCAGAAGCTTTTTAGCTTCTGCTTTAGATATAAAAAGGCGCTTGTATTAATACAAGCGCCTTTTTTAAGTATTATTCTGTTATGCTATATTTTCTGTATCTGCGGTAATACCATTTTTGTATAGTTCTTCTGGTGATATATCTATATCACCATTTAGCCAATTTACAGTGTCATAGTCAATATATACGCCTCTAAATACTTCTTTATCTTTTAGGGGCTCAAATGCTGGATAATTAAGCATTTTATTAACATCATATATTTTAATACTTCCATCGCTAAAACGCAGCCACAATTTATAGTTATCTAATGCCCGCACTCCGCAGACTTTTATTATTGCTTCTGGTTCACCTGCATAAGCTATTCCGTCTATTACATACATTTTTTTCACCCCTTATTATTTTAATGGCTCTATTTTCTCAAAAGGCTCATTTTTTACCGCTTTATTCCATGCTTTGTATAACTCTTCTTCGTGAATGGCTGCCCAAGCTTGAACCAATTTTAGTTCTTTAACTGGAAACGATCCGGCTAATAATTCGCCGTCTATTGCTATAGAAGCTTTATGTTCTGCATGGAATGCGTGAAAATGCGGTTTATTGTGCTGTCCTATGTCTGAATATTGCATCCTTATAATTATCTTATAGAATCTGCTTAATTCTGGCATTTTTTATTCTCCTCTGCGTTCCTTAATATTTTCTTTTTCCTCCTATGCTATTCTTCTTGCTTTTCTGCTACATCCTCAGCAGAAAAAGCTATTTCTTGTTCATTTATTTTTATTATCAATTTCCCGTTTATAGCTTCCGCAATTTTTACTAAATCTGTAGCGCTAAAACTATTTCTAAAAATCTTCATTCTAACTGCTTGCGTGCTTATGCCTAACGCTTTCCCTATTTCTACCTGACTAGATTCCGCAATAGCTAGAGCACTTTTTATTTTGCTTGCAATAGACATTTTTATCACCCCACTTCATTATATACAAAACAGAAATCAAAATCAACAAAAAAAATATTAAAATTTACATTTTCGTTATTGACAAACATTTACAAATCCGTTATACTGTATTTAACAAAAAGAAATCATCATTTACTATAATGAGCAAAGGAGATGTTTTAAATGTTAAAAATCTATATTACAAACTTAGGAAAATACAACGAGGGAGAATTGGTTGGTAAATGGGTTGAATTGCCCTGCGAAGACTTGGACGAAGTTTTAAAAGAAATTGAAGTTGCAGACGGTACAGCTTACGAAGAATACGCCATACACGATTATGAAAGCGATATTGAAGGTTTAAATATTGGTGAGTATGATAATATATTCTCACTTAATGAGATAGCCGAAAAATTAAACGAGTTATCAGACTATGATAAAAAATGGTTTGAAGCTTATTTGGATGCCTCGGGTGAAGATTTATTAACAGCTTTAGAACAATTCGAAGATCATTCTTCCTTCTACGCGGATATGACTTTAGAAGACGTTGCAGAAGAATTAGTTGCAGAAGGCCGTTTTGGTAATATTCCAGATTCTATTGCAAATTACATCGATTATGCTGCCATTGCAAGAGATTTAAGTTTTGATTCTTATTTCGAAACAAAAAAAGGTGTTATTTATCTTTATTAGTCGAAACGCTTGCAGTCTGCAAGCGTCAGCCGTGGGATAGCCTCCCGGCTCTGATGATGACAGGCTAGAAAGGAGATAAAAAATGAAAAAACAAACATTTCTTATTTGTTTTGAAAATATTGACGGTATAGCCGTCAATTTTGAGCGCTGGACATTCAAAAGTGTTAAGACTTGTATAAAAAAAACTATTGAACTTTACAAGTCTTATCCTGATATTTACGCTGATACTTTGAATAAAACTGTAAAAGTTATTGCTTATTCTACTCCTGACGGTTATACCCGACAGCAGGCAGTCTGGACAGCAACCATTGACGAATTTAAAAGGCTTATAAACAATTTTTATTGATATTTATATTTTAATGACGTTTAATTGACTTAAAGAAAATGCTTTGGAGGTAAAACCATGAAGAAAAACCGCTTTAATTTTGATAAAAAAATTCTTGAAATGCTTGATAATTTAGACCTTATCCCGAAAACTCAAACAGACCCTTTGCCGGGTGTAGGGGGCAGGCTTTTTATTATAACTAAGTCACAGCAAAATTATTTTAAACAAATTTGTGATACTTTAGCCCTAGTACCAGAAGAAGAAGTTAATACATATTCAGAAAAAGAGAAATTATTTTGGTCTTGGATCTGGAACAATGCCGAAAGAGTTCTTTCTAATTGCGTTGTTTATGAAAAAAAGTAAGCATGCTATAAAAAGCGCTGAGTAAAACCAGCGTTTTTTATTTTTATCGTTGTACGTATTTTATACGTGTGTTATGATGTATTTGAGATGTAAGCTAAGGAGCGTTAGGATTCCATTTGTGGGGAATGGAGCAGAACAATGAATTTATTCCGTCTCCTATCTCCCCTGAAAATATCCAGCTAGGTAAAAACGATACTCTTTGCTATCTTGATATAAATATGTTCTCTATTCGTTCTAAAATGAAAAACTTGTAAGCACGGTTAGACCGTGCTTTTTATTTTTATCGCCAAAAGTCCGTGCAATCAAAATCGCGTGCAACCAAAAGTCCGTGCAACCAAAACCGTATGCAATGCCAAAAGTCCATGCAACCAAAATCATATGCAACACCAAAAGTCTGTGCAACCAAAATCACATGTAACTATGAAAGTCCTAATCTATCAGCCAGCATTTTACAGATCAAGTCGAGATCTTTATAGAATTTTGCACGACTAACATTTAGACGTGCAATTATCGTTTTATCCTGCAAGCTTGGTCTATTCAAAAATTTCTCGTTAAATAACAATAATAGATCCTCGTTCAAAGCCGCACGTAAATCATCTATAGCCGCTATTGCTCTTTCTAAATATTCCTGTCGTAAAAATAACCTTTGCAGTTCCCGGTTTGTTAATTCTGCTTTTCCTGAACACCTAAGATTTTTTATTTGTTCTTGAATACGAATTATTTCCATACAGTTTTCTTTATAGTCAGCCAATTCCTGTAGGACAAATTTTTTAGTGCTGTGTTTCATTATCATCCAGCTCCTTTCTATATGCAACGACAACCTCAATACGAGGACGTTTTTTGTCTAAGGAGAAATCCATATCACGAATAAGGACGTTTCTATCATTTTCATAGAGGACGTTTTCAAGTGCATCAGGCAGGAGCTTATGGAGATTTCCCATATCGTGAGGACGATTATCGGGCCAAAAAGCCCATAGCAGGATAACTATTTTTTCATCTTTTGCAGGATAAACCCACCTCTGTTTCCTTTTTGCCTGAGTTGCTTCATATCCAGCAATAAGTTTCCAGTTTTTCGCTGCCTCTGTAAGTCTGCGGCCTTTTCTCGGTACATTTACATAACAATGGTTAACACTGGGCGGGATGTCTAATATTATTTTTAACATACCTCTTTTTCTCCTTCTGTTTTTTATCAGGTATCTTGATCATTCTGTAATACTGATATGGATAGCCAGTGATCTCGCTTACTCCATATTCAATGCTATCAGGAATGATCATATAGCCTTTGGGCGCTTTCGGATACTCCCGCCAGCTGTCAGCTTTAACTATATTGGTCTCTACTTCCGGTTCTTTCAAGTTTCTCGATGAACACCATCTTTTTTTGAATACAGCTTTTTCAGGATCATTATATGTTTTTCTAGTTTGTTTTATGAGATAATCAGCAAGTTTTATATAGTCTCCTGAATCATCTAAAACTCTAAGACCTACTCTGCCATGTCCCCATATTTTATTTATTTCTTCTGGTAGAACTCCACCATTGACTACCATATGAAAATGCATGGAAACTTTACCATACTCAGCAACCGCTATATATTTTAATTCTTTCTCCAACTTTTTATAGTGCCTTCTCATTCTATCTAAAAACCTTTTCAGGTCATTTCTTGCATCTTCTGGATTAAGTGCTCTTTCTTCCGGTCTATAGGTTAGGATCAAATGGTAATCACCTGCTGTGAAATTAGCATTGATCTTTCGACGTAAATTTTTAGCAGCATTACGTTCATTTACTTTTTTCATATTTTCCGGGGTACGGTTTATATTAGCTGACCTGGTTATCTTTTTACTGTTAAATTTATTCGTGTGATATTTTTCTACATCTACTGTCAATCCAGCAAAATATTTCTTTTGTAAATACATGATAAAATCCGCCTTAAAATAATAGATTAAATCAAGTCTAAAGGGACCTGGTCCCACAATCAAAAAAACGTATATATAATGGAAGGAATTTTTCAAAGCATTTAGGCGCATGTCAAAAGACATACGCCATTTACTTATTTTACTTATTGTTTATATCTTGATACATACGCATATAAAGCATTTATACTTACTCCTATTTCTTTAGCAATTCTATACCTGGTATACCCAGCTTCAAGCATCTCGAATATTTGTTCGTGGTATTGCTCCCATTGAATAGCTTTTTTCGATGCACATTTATCTGTAGGTTTAAAATCAGGGATTTTACTCTTATCTTTAATTTCATTTATATTGGAAGTATTTTCTAATTCGACATAATGCTGACCCCTAATACATTCTTCCAGTCCAATAAAAGGACAAAAAATAATATTGTCATACTTGTGTATCCGATAGCATTTTAAACAATTTACTGCTTCTTTCATTATTAATCACCGTCCGCAGCACTAATATCAAACATATCGCCTAAATTTCTGACTACTCCCGCCAAAACCATACACATATTTCTCAGAGCTTCTGGCGAAAAATCATAAATTGCTCTTTTTTGTTCAATTTCCGTCATATCAGTAAAGCAAATGTTTTCGTACTTTCCATTCCGCTTTACTCTGAAATAAATACCGCAAAGTTCACGTTTTTTCATTCTTCACTCACTAAATCCTTAATGTTTTTCTGATCCCTCATAAGTCCTATAGCATTAGTTTAAAATTTGTTCCCTTTTTTCTAATGCTTCTTTCGGAATTTCCTTAACCTCTATGCCTTCTTTTTTTGCAACTTCTATCAATATCGGTAATAAAAGCATAGTTAAATTTAGATCTGTTCGTTTAGCCATATGGGTTAAATAGCTAATAATCAAAACAAAAGCCTTTGCAATGTGATCTTGAATGTTCTCATTATCTGTTTTTCCTTCCTCGTACACCATTGACGTACATATAAAACTATCAGTAATAACTATTACGCTTTCGTTTGTTGATTTCATTTTTTCTAAAGATTCAATACATTCAGTTAACGTTTTTACCCGCTGTTTTAGTTTTGTTTTTTTCATTTTTTCACCTCGTTCCAATCTTTCGCACACTCGTCACAAAGCACCTCTACTTCCGATAAAACTGTCGCTGTATCATTCTGAACACGTGTCCCACAGTTTGAACAATACAGCCACCAGCCATGATTTAAAAGTTCTTTTGCTGGTATTATTTTGTGATCTCCATATTTATCAGCCCACGGAACACGATAAACCCGCATTTCTGTAAATTCTCTATCATGTTCGGAAGCAAGTAACGCTTTAGCTTTTCCCGGTGTAGCCGCCCAAACTACCTGACTTTCGTCGTAATCTTCGTCATCCCATCCATAAGCTTTTAATTTCATTTTTCTACACCGTCCATAATAGCCCCGCAATTTGGGCAGTAATTTAATTCTGTATTTCTTTCTTCCCAATACATATCCCAAATGCATTCGCTGCAAGCAATGATATTATTATGTCTTATCAAATGCCCATGCTTACGTTCTTCTACTGTAGGGGCTTGTTCGACAAAATGCACAGCACTTTCATAACCCAGTTTTATACCTTCAAAAAATCCAGTTTTATCCGCTAAATCTTCTATGTTTTTTCTAATTTTGTTTTCAAAGCTTCTCTATCTATCAATTCCATGATTTATTCACCGTCTTTGCATAAAATACACGAAAAAAACTACACAAACTGTTCCCATTAAAAGCATCAATACTATTGATAAATTCGGTCCTATTTCATACATTTTCGTCACCGTCCATAATAGCCCCACAATTCCAGCAATATTTCTGTTGAAATACTCGTCGTAGACGTCTATACCTTCACCTATTCTTAATAGCTCCGCTTTCGCCTTATCTGCATCTATCAATCTCATAGTCTATTCACTCTCACTTTCAAGCCAATGTTTTATACCAGTTTCACATGGCATTTTTTTACAGTTTTCGCCACCTTGTCTGTAAACACATATTTTATGACACGTATTTCTGCCTGCTGCCTCAACAAATGCTGCCATATCTTCAAGGCTCATAGCTTTAATTCTTTCGTAGTTAGTCATTATTATCACCGTACATCTTGGCGCCGCAGTAAGGGCAGTAAGCAAATTTTTCACTATTTTCGCCAAACACAGTTCGGCAGTAAGAACATCTTACTGTAGGCTGTCCAGCTAAAGGTTTTCTAAGCCATAGCCCGTATTTACGTTCTTCTACTGTAGGGGCTTTGTTTAACATCTGTATCATTATTTTTGCAATCATCATCGAATCGTAAGAAAATTTTGGATTATTTATATCAGCCGTTTTTTCTAGTTTTTCTTTTAATACGTCTGCATCTATTAATCGCATAATCTATTCACCTACTATTTTTTATCTTTATATCATAATTACTATCAACTTTGGCCATATTATTATAATCATCTTCCAAGTATACTTCTTTTACAGCATCCCAAATTTCGTCTTCTGTAGCGTCATTTTCTACATCTATTTCTATCCTATACTCATTTTTTTCAATAACTGTTGCTATTACTGTTTTCATAATCTATTCACCGTCCTCTCAAATATCCATCGGGTCACAATTCTCACAGTCAGGTTCAATGTCTCCATACTGCCAACGACAATATGTACAGCAGTATTTACTGTCCCAGTAATCACAGGTGGCGTCACAATCATCACAAGGGCATTGTTCTTCTTCCATTTTTATTCACCGTCCTTTAGCGGCTTCTTGCCGTATGATCTTTTTTACTGCTCTGAAAAGTCTTTTTATTGACTTCACCCGTATGCTCTGGCCGCGTCTATATTTACTCATTACTTTCACCGTCCTCTAATAATCGAATATCATAACTTGTCTTAATTGGCCATTTGTAAGGCAGTTTTAATATAAGTCCGCAACTCACTTTATTTTTAGATACAAATGGACAATCAGAGCATTCATGGTACAGTCTGCATTCATCTTGAATTGCATGTAATGCGTTTAATAATTTTTTATAATCTGACATAATCTATTCACCGTCCCGTCTGTTCCATGCTGCTGCAGCTTCTTCTTCTGTTGGCTGAAATCTCCCAACAGTTGCGTCACATTCTAGATTTGTACAGATCACATAATAATAAGGATTAATTGGCGTTCTTTCCATCTTAGCTTCCCCACCACAAAACGGACAAGGTTTTAATTTAGTCATTTTTCTTCACCTTCTTGCGCCAAAATATCCAAAAACAGCTATAAAAACTACGGTCAATATAGCCATTAATACCATTGATAAATTCGGTCCTATTTCATACATTTTCGTCACCGTCCATAATAGCCCCGCAATTTGGGCAGTAATTTAATTCTGTATTTCTTTCTTCCCAATACATATCCCAAATGCATTCGCTGCAAGCAATGATATTATTATGTCTTACCCAATGCCCGTGCTTGCGTTCTTCTACTGTAGGAGCTTTGTCTATTAAACCTTGAAAAACGTTTAACGCATGAGCAAAACGAAAATCAGCCTTTGCATAAGCGTTTAACACTTCATTCATTAGTTCCATGCTTAAAGCGTCTTTATCTATTAATTTCATAATCTATTCACCGCCCGGTACTGCCAAAACCGCCAGTGCCTCTTTTTGTTTCAGAAAGTTCTGCAACCGGTACTAGCGTTGTATCTTCGTTACGTTCGATCAGCATTTGAGCAATACGCTCACCTGCTTTAATCCTGTGATAACCTTTTTTTACAACGATCTCTTTTCCATCAACATACATTTTAGCTTCATACATAACTTTCACTTCTCCTCTATAATCGCTATCAATTATCCCGCAAGAATTCGGTTGGCGTAATAATGTTTTTAAGCCTGTACTACTGCGCGGAAAGATTTTGGCATGATACCCTGGTGGAATCTCAATAGCAAATCCCAACCCAATTAGTACAGGTTCTGTACCTACGGTTATATCTTCTCTTGCATAGCAATCATAACCGGCTGCACCGATCGTTCCTTTTGTCGGCATTTTACCGCCAGGCAATAATTTTATCTTAATTTCCATCATTACTCACATTCCTTCCATTTTAACCTTTGCCCACAATGGTAACAGCATCTTGTTTTTGCGTAATTTGCCATTGCGTTAAAACCAACAATCCCACTACAATTAGGACATATTATGTCGTCACTTTCATTAGGTCCAACTTGCATAGGCTCTGTCGGAGTATCTTTTTTCCTATATCTCGCTACCTTACCGCCAAGTTGGCTGTTTTTTCGGCGTAGCTGTTTGATCTCCATCAAAGTTTGTAAAAATACTAACTTTAATACCCGTATATATTGATCATCCGGTTCTTTTTCGATTAACGCCATCATATTTTTTATATTTATTGGTCTCACTTTTTACATCTCCTTATATTTAAAATGGTATTTCTTCATCAAAAGGCGCTCCTGTGTATTCGTTACTGCCAGATCCGCCGAAGTCTTCTTTCTTTTCAATGAATTCAATATGGCTGCCGATAACTTCTGTTACCCAACGTTTAGAACCGTCATTTGCTTCGAACGTTCTAACTTGTAACCGCCCTTCGACAAGCAACCGTTGTCCTTTATGAACATAATTACCAACAGTTTCTGCTACTTTCCCCCATAAAACTACGGGCACAAAGTCTGCCTGCTGTTCTCCATCTTTCGTAGTTGGTCTATTGACCGCCAAAGTAAAAGTCGTTACGCATTTTCCTGTCTGGGTATATTTAGTATTGCAATCTTTAGTCAATCTTCCTAATAAAATTACCTTATTCATAGTTAACCTCTCCTATGATCATACTCTTTAAACATTTTTAATTTATGTTGGTCGCCTTTATAGTTTGATATAGGCCCATTTACGAATATCTTTTAGATTAAACTCGTGTCCATAATCAGACCAACTACGGAAAGTTAATGTACCATCATCTGAAACTAATTGAGCTATTTCATAAAAATATTTATCTTCTTTAGACTGAATTAGTACCAATGCGTCAAGAACAGGCAGACAATTTTTTGTTTTCTGCCATCCAACAATTTTATTCGTAGGGATCTTCATCTCCTCAAACTCCTTTAAAATTACGCCTAATTCATACTAACCTTTAGGTTCTCTATTGCCGCTATACCTTGCATAACATATAGTGCATTAGGTAGAGCTATTCCATTGCCCCACATTTTGTACTCCGCACTGTCCGTATGTAGTTTGTTATACCAGGTAAGCATTTGTACTTTTGTGTAGTCTTTAACGGTTTTGTTATTGATTCTTGCATAGGTATTACGTACTTCAAGCCAAAATTTATATTCTTCATCAGCGAAACTTTCTTTTTTGTCCAGATGTCCCCACAAATCAGGAAAGCCTTGAAGTCTTGCACACTCAATAGGGGTCAAACGGCGTACGTCGATAGTGTTTAACGTATAGCACTCATTTTCTCTCCAGCCTTTCCCGTTACAGCCTGCCGTATCTGCTCGATCTATGCCGTTACCTTGCAGACAGTAAACAACACCTGGTACATTATTGCCGCCTGTACCGCATCTTGCGGTTAAGGTAGGCGTTTTTTCTATGTATTCGCTCGGAGTACGTAACCTGGCTTCTCCTATGTCATAACAACGTACTGCAGGTTCGACGACCAAACACGTGTAATCTGTAACACGATTGTTATGTTCTCCTGTAATAGTGCTTACGGTTTGACCATCACCGTTGCCCCTTGCATCGTATACTACGGCTGGGACAGCACCTGCTCTCAGTGTAGGGCTTTGTTCTTCTGCATAGCCTACACCTCTTGTTTTTGCGCTTTCTTCTGGACAAAAACCAGCGGATACAGTTATACATGGCGGGTTTTTATAATGCGTTGCTTTCAGACAAGGTGCGGTATCGCCGTGCCATGCGGTTTCAGCTTTGCCTCCGATACTGTCAACGATAATCGGCTGGAACAGGTATTGATCGTTGTTTGTCGCCAGTGTGGCGCTTTTGTCCTTTTGAACCAGTGCGCCCTTACCGCCGCCTTCACAGCCGCTACGGATTTTTAAGGTGTAAGGGACTTCTCCCGCTCTATCATCTGCTCCAGCGCAGTTTTGAGCATCAACGGCAATTCCTTGCCACGGCGTTCTGCCCGTCTCAAAATACCCTCGCACGCCCTCGCGCTCAAATAATATTTTTCCGGCACATTCGCCTCTAAAATCTGCGACAAGGTAGATTCTACGGCGGCGCTGGGGGACTCCCCAATGTTGAGCATCAAAAACTCGGTACGCAAGGCTCCATCCGTCTCCACTGATACAATCTGCATATGCCCAGCCAGCTTGCGGAACCGCAGGCATAACGGCGTCCGGTTCCGTGATTTTAATAAATTCTTCAAGCACAAGCCGGAAATCTTCTCCCCGATTACTGCTAAATGCTCCTGGTACATTTTCCCAAACAGCGAATCTTGGATAAATTCCATTTGTTTTAACCCTCATTTCTTTTATTATTCGGATTGCCTCCATAAACAGCCCGCTTCGTGTTGTTTCTTCATCGCCGACAGCCGTATGTTTTAAACCAGCACGTTTACCCGCTACTGACATGTCTTGACATGGGCTTCCGAAAGTTATGATATCCACTGGCTCTATCTCTGCACCTTTGATTCTGCTTACATCACCCAAGTGCTTCATGTTTGGGAAACGGCTTTTAGTAACAGCTATTGGATATGGTTCGACTTCCGATGCATAAACAGGCTCTATTCCGCACAAGCTTGCTGCTAAAGGAAATCCTCCGCTCCCATCAAATAAACTCATTAGTTTCATATCAATCTCCTAAAATGGTTCTGACTTATCAATGTTAAAACACCCCAACTTTTTTCGGACCAGGGTAAGATCCTCTAATTCAACTTTATCCCCATGAATCTAATCGCATTTTAACTTTCTCTAAGTATTCAAAAAATTCCAACTTAGTATCATCATCAACAGAATTAAGAATAGAATAGAAAGCACTTTGTGCCTTCTTTGCCATATCACTATCTGGTCCCCAAACCGTAGAAGTTACTGTTGCAAGATTCCAAGCGTCAAAGATTTTTTCAAAAACTTTACTGTCCATCATCATCGGAAGCATCAGTCTGCTTACGGTTTTTAGAGGCCCACGGATTAGGCGGTGGAGGTAGCGCCGCCGTTCCTTCTTCTAATTGTTTAGTGTCTTCAACGATTATTACCTCTGCATCAACTTCTTCGCCCTTAAAACTGTTGTAATATCCTTGCTCTATAGGTCTTTCAAGCTCCATTAATATCTCAACAGGTACATTGATTTTCTTGATTGACAAAATAACGTACTGGTCTGAGATAATAGTGTCTTTCTTTAATTCTGGCCACAGACTTTCTTCATTATTACTGCCAAAAACATTTGTTATTTTTACTACGCATTGGCGACCGGTATATTCACCGTCAAAATATTCCTGCAGTAATAAAATATCATCTTCCTGATAGTTACGATCATTCTTCCTCAATTCAAATCTCTTTTTCCCCTTCTCTACCAATGGGAAAAATTCTGGTAATATTTTTAATTTATGGATCATCTTTTCCGCCCTCCACTTCTTAACCCTATCCTGGCTTCTTTTACTAAAGGATCAGTGCTGTACATTAAGCAGTTTGGACAAATTAGATATTCCCTGTGCCCAAAAGGATGTATATAACAATATCCATTTTCTGTATGCTTTTCACATATGCTGCAGTATCCTTTAGTCTTTGATTCTTTTTCTTGGGTATCACGATGCATACTATCTCTTCCTTTCACTTGCCTTTTTCATACAGGAATATGAACAGTAAAATTCCCTTCTCGGCCGCCCTGATTTATATCCGGACCGCCTTTGATAAACATAATTGGTTAAATCAGTACCCCACGGCAGGCATTTCTTTTTCCCGCATTCGGCACACGTAATTTCCGGCAGCAGTGTATTAAGATTCAAATAGTGATTGTTACAGATATTTCTAACTACTCTTTTTTTACTTTTGCCCATATCAACGACCTCTATAATCTTTGATCATTCTATTGGCAAGCGGACCAGACAGCAGCGTTCCTTTTGTTTGTACAATACAGTTTTTATCATCACGACAAACTTTCACGGCCCGTATGAGCGACGGATCATAAAGAAGTTTCCAGTCCCCAGCTCTAAGCCGCTTCCCGCACCGAAAGCATTTAGAATTACTCATGCTTGGCACCTCCATTGCCCTGTCCTTCGCTATTGCCTTCAAGTATATTTTTGACAACCTTTTCTAAATCATTCCTGATATTCTTTAACGGTTCTAATATTGTTTTTAAAGCATCTTCAACATCGGCATAATCATTAGGATTAAATTCTATCTTTGCGGCCCCTTTACTCAAAAATTCCAACAGCTTTTGCTGTTGTTTAGATTGTTGTATTACCGCTTCATCATCGGTATAACCGAATCTATCCCATAGATAGGATTCAATACAGGCAATACAAAAAAGCAGCTGATCTTCCACTTCTTTAATGACTGTAGCGGGAATGAACTCAAAGTGGCTTGAACTTTCTCCTACGGGACGATGTATCTCTATGGCTTTACTGTTATAACTCTCTTTCGTTTTGTATGAAATATTTATGGTAATGCTTGAAACCTGGTCTGCTACTTCGTTTTTTATCTCTCTGAGCTTTTCTAATTTCTCTTTATAGTAGTCCCTTGTTTTTACATAAAAGCTCAATTCTTTTAGGCGTTCCTTGTTTAAATAGCGGATTTCCATCGTGATCAT